TGAGTGTTTCCCAATTGTTACAGAACAGGTCGATGTTGACATGTGCAAGATTGGATCGAACACATTCACTGCCAGTATCCAACCACCCTGTAGACTGAATTCCTGTTCGATGCATCATACGAAGCATGGGATCAAGATTGGATTCATACACCTTCAGGGGAAATGGACCACTCGAGAGGTTGAGAGGTTTTTTCAGGAAGTAGTCAGTCGTTCTCCGCTTCTTCAGATTGGAAAATGTGATACGCATGAACAAGAATTTTTGATTATTTTGAAAACCCCAAATATCCTTCGATTCAACGACGGTGTACCCCGTGCAAGTGTCTTTGATGTGAGCGTATATTTCACGAGCATACTTGATATCAGGAAGCTTGATGTAAAAGTATGGTTCAAAGGTAGTAGTTACACACACAGACTTCCCATCCTCTGTCTTACCAAAGATACTAATCAAGTGATCCTCATCTTCATCACGTGCTTCCCATGTGAGTGCCTGAAATACAACCATCCTTCCTTATGTACACTTCGAGCCAAAATTTTAATATCGTTTACTAGTAAATGTCAGCCGCTTTGATTGACCTCGTGTCCAAGGGTGCCCAGGATGTCTACATCACTGGTCAACCCGAAGTCAGTTTTTTCCGTCAGAACTACAAGCGTCATACGAACTTCTCCATCAAGCCCGAGCGTATCGATTACATCGGTTCGTTCAGTTCGGGTGCCGAAGTGACCATCCCCATCAAGTCCAAGGGTGATCTTTTGAGCTACGTATGGATCGAAGCCCCTGGCATCGCCGCCACGGGTCCGGAAACGACAGGTCTTTTCTCTAAGGATTCCAACCCGACCGAGTTCCTTCTCTATGTGGGTGGTCAGCAGGTCTGCCGCCTCGATTCCCTCTACGTCCAGGGTGTTCACAACGTACTCTACAACGAAACACAGGCTCGTGCGTCGACGGCCGTGTCTACAGCTGAGATTAAGGAGAATGCGACGAATACCGCGGGTACCGCTGATCACTTCGTGATTCCCTTCTTCTTCAGCCAGGACTGGACCAAGTCCCTTCCTCTTGTTGCCATGCAGTACCACGACGTTGAGATCCGCATCAAGTGCCGTGACGGCACCTTTTCGTCAACCCCCAAGGTGTACGCGATGTATGCCTACCTCGACACCGATGAGCGTAAGTTCTTCACGGACAATGAACATGAGATTCTCATAACACAGACACAGTACCAGATGGTTGGGGCGACGGATACGGATATCGATCTCACGTATTTCAACCACCCCACGAGTGCTCTCCACCTCGTGTCGTCTAATGTGGGTGCGATGTGGGATACGGCGTATGCTTTCGATGATGCGACTCTGTACATCAATGGTACACCCCTCTCTGAGAACATGTCCAAGGATTACCATCATACTGTGGTTCCCAAGATGCACTGTCAGTGTCTCCCCGATGATCTTCTGCAAACCGCTCCCGTGTACACATGGCCATTCTGCCTCAACATCGGCAAGTCTCAACCTTCCGGTTCCTTGAACTTCTCTCGCATCGACACGGCGAAGGTGACACTCAGGAACGTGTCCGGTGGTAACATGTACCAGCGTATGTACGCAGTCAACTATAACATTCTTCGTATCAAGAATGGTATGGCCGGTGTTGCGTTCGGTAATTAATTCCAGTTATCAATCAACGTTTTCGTTTTTTCAAACATCTTCTTCCCGTGGAAGGTGCTGTTCTTTTCCCCCTCCCAAATTGTGAGTCGGTCCTCAAGGAACTCCTTGAATTTATCCGAGTCACAGTTGGACTTGTATCGAACCTTTTCACACTTAAGTGCATCCGTTGCTGCAGCTAAACGATTATCCATCGAATGCTTAGCAAACTCTTCAGGTGTGAGACGAGTAGAAACTTCTTGTTTTTTTCCAAGAGCCATTTATACTATGAACGCACCTATCCTTTATTACTGTAAAGCATGTAAGAGGACTTATGATGGTCACGCACAATGCTGCTTCGAGATGGAACACGTCGAAGTTAAAATCCCTACACATACTAAATGATACCACTCATCATAGCCGGTGCACTCACTGGTGCACTCGCGTATACTTTCATGGGACAGAACCTCGTGTCATCCTCGGAAGCCAAACGACTCATCAAAGAGGGTAAAATAAAGAAGGTCATTGATGTTCGTACAATCACGGAATATCGTGCAGGACACTACCCCAGGGCACTCCATATCCCCGTCAATAAGATGGACGAAAAGACCACTACGGAACTCCCCAAGAAGGGATTACTCGTCTACTGCAATACTGGGCAACGGGCCAGGTTTGCGGCAGAGACATTGGAAGAACTCGGGTTCGAAGATGTCTACTACATCGCCGGACACTACTCGAGCTTACTTTAGTTTGACACCCAGAACTCGTCTCAACTTCTGAAGGATGGTGGGGTCTGGGATGGCTCGACCCGATTCATAGGAACCTATGATACTCGCATTCACTCCGACTGCGATTGCTAAATCTTTTTGTGTTTTGAAACCTTTAGCAATACGTCCCTGTTGGATCATCTTGGCCATGGAAAGTGGGACCTTTTTATGTGTTCCCAGCTCCTCATCCTCCAACTTCTGCTCCTTCGTACGTTCGTAGTGCTTCGTTGGGGGTCGTTGCGTGGGTGCAGCTTTTCCATGGATGATGACCGGGGTCCAGTCCTGATGACTCATCTGTTTAGATATAACGTTTCGTTTTTAAGATTCTTTCCAAACGTTCCTTTTCCTTTCTCATGAAGATAGTTAGCTGATCAACTTTACCCTCCAATGTCACCCGGCCATACTGCTTCATCATGGAAACGTTTCCAACATGTGTCAATTCAACCCATGACAATTTAGACTCAGGTGTCTTGCTATGGTATAGAGTGAGTACAGCAGCATCTCGTTTGACGTCTCTAGGAAGTTCCTGTCCTTCATAACATATGACAACGTGTGACCCCGGGTAACCACTTGCATGCATCCACCAGTGTCGGGGATCACTCATGTTTGTGAGATGATCGTTTTCCTTTGCGGATTGTCCAACTCGAACAGGTACATTACCCGAGGCGGTATATTCCAACATCTCTTATATAAAAATTTAATCCTTATATTTATATATGGAACTTGTTCCTGTAAAACTCCTTAAAAATCAGAGTGACAAAAAGAAGATCTTAGAAAAAATGGAGGATCAACCAAGTATCGATAAGACGGATTATCTTGAAAGTCGTATAGAGACGAACACGGTTGCAAAAAAACTCATGGCGATCGAAAACGCTTCCGAACTTGCCAAACGTTTCTTATTCGAGGGTGATACGTTCGATGCATTAGGAAAAGCTATTAAATCGGAATCGAAACAGATTTTCAATTTTTCCTGTAACCTGAAACGTAGACGAATGAACGGTGTCGAATATATCCACCTCGAGAAGCACTACCCCGATACTGGTGAAGGTCATTTCGCACTCGCGAAAGTGAATCGCGACAATAAAACCATAGAACTCTATGATTCGATGGGTAGTAAAAATCCCGAGTTCAAGAAGGATTTACAGGAACGATTCCCGGGATACAAAAGGTTATATAAGGGTCTACCCCTCCAACCTTCCGGCGGAATCGTATATAATACACCTGCTGAATTTAACCAAAAAGCTAAGATTCGCTTCAAGACCAATGAAATGCTCATGAAGTCCTTTGAAATATCACAGTACGATGAATTATCTCAACACCATTTCTGTTACGTAGAAGCGTTCATCATGCTCATGCATAAAACACTCGGTACACCCATAGGACCTAAGGATCCACGTGACCGTCTTCCATTTCTTAAAAAGGTTATATGGGGTCTGGTTCATAAATTCACACCAATGTCTGAACGAAGGGGGCCTGAATGGAAATATTTTGTCACAAACTTCAAATACTACATGGTCGTCACAGATGAAAAAAATAAGCGTCTCAAGCTCCAAAACATAGCTCAAGTGGCACCCAATGGAATACGTAGAAAGGTCCTATCAATTCGACTTCCTTCGAATATAACGAGTAAAACATCACTCAAAGAAATTGTCTCGGTACAGTAAATGCACGTCGTTCTTAAGCCCAGTCCATCTGTTGTACATAAATACCGTGTCATCCTACCAAGTAAAAGAGCCATCGATTTCGGTAAGAAGAGTGTCCAGTATTATACCGATCATGGTGACGCCCGTCTCATGCGTGCACATCTTATTAGGAAGGGAGCTGTCATTCCCAAGAAGTTGCGGATAGAGACAAATCACCACGAAATTCATCGGGGTATGTTGGCTGTAGATGAAAGCGAAAAGGAAGATTGGGAAGACTTCTTCCGAGCGGAGTATTGGGAACGATGGATGCTTCTGTCCTACCCCGATGTTAACAAGGCCAAGCTCTACATGACAATGACCAAGGGTGTCCTCTTCATGCCTCAACCGGAAGACTTCTGGTACTGTGAAAATAAAAATATCGACAGACTATAATGAGTTGTATCGTTGGACAATCGAAACGCGAGAACAACGTTGAAATAGAACCCATGGGATGTAGACCAGTTAGTCCCGATGTGTGCAAATCTGGCTTCATGGCCCCGAGTGAAAATATAACGAAACCCGAGAAATCTTTGGATCAGTGCTGCAAATGTCAACCCGGTGAATCGTGCTCTTTCTGTATCGACCCATCTAAGTGTACAGAAGAGGAGATTGAACGATACGTGGCGGATGAAGATGATGAATGTTTTTCTGATGACACGGAACTCTACGAACCGGTTCCACCAGAAGAACCCATGGAAGAATTCATCCCCGAAACGAAAGAAGCTGAGGAGAATGCTAATGTCTTATACTACATTTTAGCCGGGGGTATATGCATGTTTTTCATTGCACTTCTTTCACTGACCCGTTGATCCAAATCCACCAGAACCACGGTCAGTATCTTCTACGATATTGATCTCAGTGATAGGCGGTGTCTCACACTTCTCAAGAACGAGCTGAGCGATCCTATCACCCTTCTTAACCTCAAAGTCTTTGTCATCATGATTGAAGAGAACGACTTTGACTTCACCTGTATAGTCTGGATCAATGACACCAGCCCCAACCTGGATACCATGCTTGACGGCGAGCCCTGATCGTGGTGCGACGCGTCCATATACTCCAGATGGGAGAACAACTGTGATCCCCGTGGAGACAAGCCCTCTTTCCGACGCACGAATAACACAGTCCATATTGCTGTAGAGGTCATAACCCACAGAACCATCGGAACCACGAGTAGGAATAATAGAATCATATGACAGTTTCTTGACCCCAAGGGACATTGTGTTTTATAAACGACACTTCTCCTTATACTCTTTCACGAGGATCAATTTTGCTTCGGGCAAACCTTTGTTTGGTGGGTATTTACAGAAGTTTTTGCAGCGACAATGTTTCGTCTTTGAGAAGCATTCCTTCCTGGTGGCATAACATCGTAACGGTAAATAGATATCCTTCGATATGTAACGCAAAAGTCGATCGATGAATATCATTACCTGATTATAATTTCTACCTTTTAATTAGATGAACCACTGTCTCGTATTCGGAGCCCGAGGCCACTTGGCACAGACGAGGATCATCCCAGCCCTGAACAAACTGGAATGTCCACATACACTTATATCACGGAGTGTTGTTTCAAATCTACAACATCTCGAGAATACGTCAAACGTTGTCGCCTACATGTCTATTCCAACCCATAATTTTTGTGAAAACGTCGAGCCCTACATGAATGTCGTCAACCCAACCTACATCTTGGAAAAACCTCATGGGCATTCTCTGGAAGACTTTGAAAGAATACAATCGTTTGTAAAGACAAATGATATGAACGTTCTCTATAATGATCACTACCTCGGAAAGAGTATACTCGATCGAATTGAGTTACCTGACAACCTGGAAAAAATTAAAATCACACTCCATGAAAGCCCCGATATCAATCAACGAATCGAATACTTTGATAGTGTCGGTATAATTTTAGATATGTACCAGAGTCACTGTGTCTTGTTGTTCGCGACCCTGTTGGCTAGACACTTTAAGCAGACGAGGAAAGAAATTCTACATGATTTCAAATTTGTCAAGCCTCACGTCACACATATATCAAAGAGTGATCTCTACGTGGGTACAGCACCAACATCCTGTCGCGTATCGATGAAATATAAGGATATCTTTCTTGAAGCTGATATTTCAAAGATGGTACCGGACGAAAAAAGTATATCGATCAATGATCGGGATAACTACAACATGAATACCGGACGCTGTGCGTATGAAACAATTCTGGAAAAAATTAAAATGAACGACCTGTCTTCATGTATCGACGAACAAGAAGTCAGAGACTTATGGGATCACTTTTCAATAATGGAATGTTGACCAAAGTAATTACGTTGGGCCATCAAAAAATTTACAGACGTTCGGCGTTGATGCATAAAATCAAACTGGGTAAGAGCAGCCTGTACAGAGGGACAGGGTATACCCGTTGCTGTACAGTACATAACAAATACTCTCGCGTCTTCGGCTGTCTGCTCGATGATGTCGTAGCAACTTTCCGCAATCATAGGACACTCAATGATCGTACCAGATGACCACGCATTGATTGTTCGACGCCGTTCGACGTTACGAGTATTCATGACATTGAACCCTTCGATGAGTGCCATAGCAAATACGAAACGTAGCGTGGAAGTTGCAATATAGGGGTCAAACGCATAATTCAAATGTTGATTGACATTAACCGCTTTGATATCACGACTCGTGAGTCTCGTATTAAGTGCTGCATTTAGAACAGGCGTGGGAATACCATACTCGATAGCAACCTGTGAAGTCCATGATCCAGTGTTATTCATTTCTGCGACATCAAGAATCTTAGAAACGTTATAGTCACTCAATACTTTAAGAGCTGAGTTTACGATGTACCCATCAGCGTCAGTCTTTTTAGCTTCGTCAAGTGCCTGTTTCATGTAAAACGCATCCTGGTTGCAATATGCGTATACATCAGCGACACCCTGGAGCATACCGTATTCCACACCATTGTGAACCATCTTCGTGAAGTGACCAACCCCGTAATCACTGCCCATGTGCGTAAAATTTTTACAAAAACTGGAAAAGAGATCGGTATTCTTGATGAACACATCTTCGTCACAACCAATCATCAAAGCAGGTCCCGAAAGAGCTCCAAACGCACCACCCGACAGTCCGGTTCCAACGTAGTTCACGCTCTTCGACCTACACTTAGATCCCCTCTTTCTCGATGTCCTATAATGCTCATTGGAGCAGTCGATGATGGTATCGTTCGGGTCGAGTTTTCCAAGAAGGGATTTGACAACTCCGTCAGTGGCTTCACCGTTTGGGAGAGCTGTGAAAATGGTGCGTGGGGTATCCATTTCTGAAATGAAGGTATCCATATCGGTGTGACCATGGATCGCGTCACTCTTGTTCGCTACTGCATCAACATTTTCTTTTGTGCGACCATACACGTGGACATCACGAGAACGCTGGAGATTGAGAGCGAGGTTACCCCCGATAGCACCGAGACCGATGAGGCCAACCGAAGACATTGTGTTTTACTTACACGAGATTATTTTAAGTGTATAAAGATTACCATTCTTAAATATATACATGGAAGGAACTAAATTCAGACCCTGTTCATGGTGGGAAAAGATTATCACACCAGAGGATAAGCCCATCAAATACCTTGAAATCGGAGTTCACTATGGGATGAACCTATGGGAGATTGCAGACACTTACTGTAAACACCCAGATACGGAGATGCACGCGATTGACCCATGGGTTGATTATGAGGAATACGTCGAGTATGTTGGTGATCAGGATAAAATCTATAAACAGTTCCTAAAAAATTTGGACAATGCTTCACCCGAAGTAAAGAATAAACTCAAGATTCATCGCGGATTTTCTCGTGACGTGATTCCGACTCTGGAAGATGATACATTTGATATCATCTTTGTTGATGGAAACCACGAAGCTGAATGGGCCTTGGAAGACGCTGTTCTTTCGTGGCGTAAATTAAAGTCGGGGGGGTGGATGATTCTCGATGACTACGGTCCCGACCCTGTGAACCCAACAGCGGGTTTACAGGCATTTGCGAATGGATACAGGAACGTCATCGACATCGACAAGAGCGGTATCCATGACGGTCAGATGTTTATCAAAAAGAAATAGTTACCCGTTCACAGTGATAAATTCATTCTTCTCCATAGTCTCTATGAGGTCTTTGTAGATTTCAGTTAGTTTATCATAATCTTTGTGTACGCGGTTAGTTTCTCTCTTTTCTATACCAAGTTTACCAATACCCAAAAGTTCACTCAATTCATCTTGTTTTTCGAAAATGTCTTCATATTTGACACAATAAATACTGTAATTCCTGTTCCCTGGTTGAGTGTAGTTACCGTAAAACTCTTTCACACCATAGAGGTCCTTAGAAGAATCGACGACATCTTGAATTGTGGTATTTCTATTGGTTTGGATGTGGTCCAGATGGAGGGGATCTGTAAATCTAGACAAAATTGACCTCACTGGATTCTTGTAGATGTAGATGACATAATAATCATCGATCTTTTCTTCGGGTATCTGGACCCCATTGAACCATTCGATGTACGTAGTCCCCCCACCACGACGACCTATAAACTCTAGATTTCTCGGTGGCATCCGACTATGTACATGTTCGACATTACCATAGCGTTCCAACGCTTTACACAACATCTTGGAACCACAACCACCATATGAACAAACGTAAAAAGTTTTCATATAATGAAGAGATGCATATATTCTTTAACCATGATACGAAGTGAGGGTAAGTTTTCCTCCACTTCGTATGATGTTTCTCCTTCAATCGGGATCGAACCGATGACCTCGCGATTAACAGTCGCACGCTCTAACCAACTGAGCTATGAAGGAATGGTCCTCTCTACCTGAATCGAACAGGTGACAAATGGAACTACAGTCCACTGCTCTACCAAC